TCTACGTGAATCCAACATTGGCAAGTCAATCAAGAATAAACATTATGCTGATGTGATGACAAAGGATACACAGTTTTTTGATTTTAAGAAGATGACTGAGATACTCGGTCCAGAAATGATGGAGATGAATGTTTCCATGCTGCGTAAGTATGGCGACTTAGCGATTAATGACAGAGTGCGCATCAGCAAGTGCGTTGCTGATAAGATCGTTAGTACTATAGAAAAGTATGGCCCGCAGAAGTTAGATGATGCCAGCAAGTCTGATATATCTGGTATGCAGGGCACAGTTACGGGATTTAACGCTCGCAAGAACGAAGTCACAGTCACTTGGGATAAGGGTGTGATGGGTGTAGTCGGTAAATATAACACCGCTGGATTTGATTTCTTTGATCTTGCTGGCAAGTGGAGTGACTGGGATTTAGATCGCATTATACAGATGGGTGATGTTGGTCTGCCGGGCACTGTGAATCGCGAAGGTGGGAATATAGCAGCAGGGACGATGGTTAGTTCGAGATAGGTGATGATATGAAGAATAGGATATTCCCTAAAAAAGATAATGATTGGAGTGAACGCCAAGTAACCAGAGAAGATAAGAAGAATAAAATTGTTTTGACAACTCAACACTATAATTATGGGGGAAGTGGTTCTGGTGTTAAAGAAATAGAATTTATTTTAAGTGATTGGGAAAAAATACATAGTTCATTACATAGTGGAGTATTTAATTTACTACATGGTATAGGGAAGGTTTTTGATAAGGTTGAATCTAGTAATTTAAAGATTACAAACAACTTGTATAATGATTTAAATAGAAAATATGATGCAGCTAAAAGCAATAGCGAATCATTATCAAGGGAAATAAATGTTCTTAAAAATAAGGCAATAAAGATTTTGCCTAAAGACAAAAAAGATGTGGTTGGGGTAATGGTTAAACTACAGACTGCACTTGATGATATGGGTTTGGAGTTGTGGGATATGGAACAAGAGTTTGATGAAAAGAATAAAGAAAATGGGATACTAGCGGAACTCCGTAATAAAATAAACAAAAATATGCAAAAGATTGCAAAAGGGTCTGTTCCTTTTGAACCAAACCTAAATCGTAATGAGTTCAATAAAAAACTATCTATAGCTACAGATCTGTGGAATAGGAAGTTATGGGAAACTAATTATAAAAGTGCTAGAAAGATATGGTATGAATTAAGGGGTTGGCTAATTGACACCGCTCCGTCTTCTTCTCTTAGCCAAAAGACTATAGATAAGTGGGAAGAAATATGTACTCCATTAGATAATATGTTGGAAAAGATTAGATTAGCTATGGGGGGTGAATCCAATTCTACTGAACTCCCGTGGGGTGAAGGAGATTGGAAGGGTCTTAAAAATAGTTTAAAAGACAAAAAATTTATATCTGATTTAAAGCGTTTAAAAGAGAATTTTAGTGATAGTGATGATGAGGAAGAAGATAAGTATGGTTTGCACCCTAAATGGAAGAAGATTGCTGTGTCAAATATAAAGAAGATCGCCTTTGCAGAATCCAATAGAGATATCAACGCTATACGCGCTATTGCCAAGAGCATTATCGGTGTTCTTCAGCAGATAGCGCACAAATTAGCTGAATTAATTAGAAGTGGAAGGCGTGATAAAAAGTTTGAAGCCTATGCTAGGGAAAAGGCTGTTGAGGCTGCAAAGTGGTACAATCAACATAAAAGATATGAAACTAAAGTTAGAGAAGTGTTGCGGGTTATGTCATACGTACAGGCGATCATGTCTTATTTAAAATCATTAGAACAAGATGTTGATAATGAAGGGGTAGATAAGCGAGATCGTACTATAGTTCTTTCTCCAGCGCATTACAACATCACGCCCGGCAAGTTCAGACCCTCTGTGTTCAGGCGCTTTGGGGTTGGCTTAGGTGTCGGTGCAATGTTGGGTGGCTATGCCGGATATAAGTTAGGGCAGAGGAAAGGTAAGAAGAAGTTTAAGAAATCATTAGATACCATCGTCCTCACCGATATCATGAACAAGTCTGGTTTCTTCTGCCCGTATTGTAGTGCGACATTAGTGTTAAAGAACCCTATGGATGACGCTGTTCGTTGCAAGTGTGGCAAGAACTTCACCGTTATCATGAAACATGTGTTCCATCCTAAAGACAAACACATGGGCATGAGTTTTGACCCATTTGATGAGTTTGAAAAAATAGGACTGTTGCCTACTGGATTACCAATTGAAAATATAAAGTTGATTGGGAGAGTTCGTAGTAAGTTGAAACGTTTGTGGGATTGGCGGCATAAGAAGACAGAAGCTAAAGCAGAAGAACCAGTTGCTAAAGCAGATCGTACGGTAGAACAAGTGAAGAGAGCAATACGTCGTGCTGAAGAAAGAACAATGAGGGCGGGAAAAAGAACGCTTCCAGCATTTGGCAGACCCCCTCATCCAACAGCAGAGTCAGATTATCAAAAAGAATTAGATATTCTTAATCGTTTAAAAGCTGAATTAGAGAGAATTGGTGGAATGCAAAAAGGTTTCCCAATTGCACCATTAGCTTCAATTGCTGATGATGTAGCTTTATATGGATATTACGGATATAAAAACCGCAAAAATAAGCGCAAACAGATGCGTCAGACACAATCTCAAATTAACCGGCGCTAGTTTACCCATACCTGTTTAACGTGATCTAGTGGTAGATCTGGCCGCTCTGGTGCTATTCGCATTGGAGCGGCCTAATTGTTTGTGTAGGAGGAATTATGCTAGACGAAAACTTTATAGTATCAATATATGCTTTTGTGTTGAAAGTAAAATGTAAATTAGGAATACATGGTTGGATGAAAATGGATGAATTTGGGGATAACACTGTCGCTGCCAGTACAGTATGGGATGATGCAACATGCATAGAGTTTTATGAGTGTGAGGATTGCCGAAAGAGAAAAATGGTCTGGGAAGATTATTGGGGGTTCAAACACACAGCTAATTTAGATGACCCATCTTCCCAGGGGGAATAGCCATTATATAGTGTAAAATGTTTCATAAAGGAGATGTATAATGGAACAGTTAGAATCAGAAGTGAAGACACCTAGTATTAATGAAATTGTATCTATCCCCACTGCTAATAATGTAGATAGGCTCGCAGAGGCTTTCTTTAAAACCACAGGTCATGGTAAGTTAGTAGAGTGGAAGAAGTTTAATGAAAACTTTCCAGTGCAATCTAGATTTTTTGAGGCAGGAACATTTGCTATTTTGCAGGAATTGTGCAAGATGGCTGGTGTAGCAATGGATATGTCTTTATTGAAAGCAGAACTTATTAGAAAGATATTGAATGATGAGCCCATTTATCATGAGGGGCACGGTAAGATTACAAATATTGGATAGGAGATAAGATGAAAAAGATGCGTGTGGTAATTGAAGAAGATGATGCATTACTTACTCATATTGAAATTCGCTCTTGCTTATTGTATGCTGCAGATCAAGTTATAAATAATGCCAGCACTCTTGATGATACTAAAAAGAAACTATTGACTATAAAGCGTGTAATGAAGAGTGAAGAGATTGAAAAATAAGGAGAATAACATGCCTGACTTAAAAGATAAGTCTGATGCTGAGTTAAAGGAAGTTATACAGGTGGCATTATTTAGGGGTGGGATGGTTGATAAATTGTTGGCATTTGCTATAAAGGAAATATTACGACTTCGTGAGGAGTTAAAGAAATTGGAGATGCAAAATGGAAAATGAATGTGCAGAGACTCCACTAATTGAGTTGTTACGGGATGTCCCTAAAGATGCGCGTCTAGAAATAGAGGTAAATCCAACACATCATAAGATGATACCAGTTGGGGTACTTTGTCATAATGCTGCTGAAAAGCTCGCCGAGACGCAGAAGAATCTCGATGGGTGGATGTTACGCGCCGAATCCGTCGAGCGGCTGACGCGGGAGCTTGCGTCCTATACCAGCAACGAGGCCATCGAGCAACTGGTCCGGCAGTTGGAGGAGGCGCAGACGCAGCTTGCCGCCGCGCTCCATGACGCCAAGCTTCAAGGCGATTTAGCCGCGCTCCTCAAGGAGGCCCGCGATGCCAAGTAAGCTTCCTCCGTGTGCCCTGTGTGGAGAGCCGCTTGAGTCGTTGTTCTCGCAACTCGACGAGGCTCTAGCACAGTGCAACAACGACACCTGTGACCTGTGCCACGAACCGTTGCCTGATGAGTTCTGGAGGGCGATATGGAGGCGAATGAGGCCGGACTTTGGCAGAGAGAAGCGATACGGTGACGCTCTTCGCAAGTGCCGATTCATCGGTCAGACCAAGAGCAAGGCGTGGACCATGGAGAAGAAACTAGAGCGCGTTGGGGCGATTGCAGCCGAGGCGCTGCGGTCCCGACGCCGAGGGAGAAGGAGGAGGCGTCATGATTTTCCTTGATGAACAAATTCGGGCGGCAGTGGATGCTGTCGGAGACCCGCTACTGAAACACATTGTCAGTCGCGTCACGGGGTACACGCGGGAGGAAATCGAGCAGCGGGTGTCAGAACTGGTGCAGTTGGGTGTGTTGCGGCAGAAAGAAGACCCATACGACCATGACTGGTGTTATCCGGAAGGCAGAACTCAGTGGCCCAAATCCACTCGGGAGGAAAGTCGTGAATCTGTTATATAGTGGTCTGCAACGAAGTGGTACAAATTTTCTTGACGCCCTCATTAAGAATAATTATCATGTTACATCTTTAAACAAGGAAGAAGATAAAAGTTCCCCATTACATAAACACTTTAGACTATATGATGAAAAAGACATTGTACCAGAACTGTCATATAAAAATAGAACTCAATTACCAGACTTTAAAAGTTATGAACAACTGTTTGATATTGTCCCAGATTATTACTTAGTAATATTTAAAGATCCACATAGTTGGCTATTGAGTTACAAAAATTGGGCTAAGTTATGCAAGTGGCCCGAAGTTAAACATCACTATATTGAAGAATATAATTTGTTTTATAAGAAGTGGTTAGAGTTTTCTGTACAAACCAACAAGATCATTTTTGTTAGATATATTGATTTACTTAGGAACCCTGGAGATGAGTTGTGGCGTTTATATAATAGAATGGGATTAGAAAAGTTATGTCCATATTTAGTTCACACTATTAATAAAGTTGACCAGTCTGATACATTCACAGATGATAGGCGCACTTATTATCTGGATAAAAAGTATCTTGAAGAATATACAGAAGAAGAGTTAAGGGTGGTTAATGATATCATTGATGTAAATGTGATTCATTCACTAGGTTACTACAAAAGGGCATAATTATATGAAAGTTATACTAGGGTCTGCTGGTGATAAGATAGATGAATGGTTATCAACCGACAAAGACACACTTGATATAACTAAGTTAAGTGATTGGCAAAAGCATTTTGAATTAGATTCAATAGATATGATGTTAGCCGAACACGTATGGGAACATCTATCTATAGAAGATGGTATTCTTGCTGCTGAGAATTGCTATAAGTATTTAAGGAGACGCGGCCATATTAGGATAGCTGTCCCTGATGGATATTCCCCACATCAAGATTATATAGAGCATGTAAAGGTTGGTAAATGTGGGCACATGGTTCTGTATAATCATGATGCTCTGGGAGCTTTGTTAACTGGAGTTGGTTTTGTTATATTAAAAATGGAATATTGGAAAGAAGATGGCGCATTCTTTACTAGACCATGGAAAGAAGAAGATGGTCATATAAAACGTTCAGTGCGTAATGATTGGAGAAATGTTGATGGCAAGGTTAGATACACTTCTTTGATTATAGACGCTGGGAAAGGGGAGGTTAATACAGGATGATAGTTATAGGTATGACCGGCCTTGCTCGTAGTGGAAAAGATACAGTTGCAGATATTCTTGTTGGTCAATATGGGTTTTACAAGATAGGAATGTCCGACCCTATTTATAAGATAGCGCGAGATTATTATGGGTGGGATGGATTGAGGGATGATAGAGGTCGTAAGCTTCTTCAAGATATAGGCACGATAGGCAGAGAATATAACAAAGATGTGTGGGTCAACTATGCTAAGGCTACTATCGCCGATGTAATTAATAAAAATTACATGATTATATCCCGCATAAATATTAGGATAGTTGTGTGTGGGGTTCGTTATCAGAATGAAGTGGACTTGGTTAGAAATTATGACTCTAATCAATTATGGCGTGTAGAGGGTCGTGGGGGTTTAAGTTGGGATGTAGCTAAACATAGTTCAGAACAACATGTAAATGAATTCAAGGTAGATCAAGTTATAAACAATTCTGGTTCACACGATGTGTTGTGGAAGAATGTTATAGATACTTTTAGGCAATTGCAAGTAACCCACAAATTTCTCATATGAAAATGGAGTGTATATAATACATTGCAAAACAAGGAGAAATTATGACAGTCCAAAGAATGCTCAACCCCATAGCTAACAGAATTGTTGGGAGTGCAATTCATGTTGTTGGGAATAAGAGTGGGGTTGTCACCCCAAAATTTAAAATAGCTAGGGGGATAGTTAGGCGTGGCCCGAAGGCTATGGTTACTACTAAAGGATTGTTATTTGTATCTGATCCCTTGATAAAGGGATATTTTGTTTTTAATGACGGTGAACCATTAGGATATGTTCGCAGCAATAATGATATTCGTAAAATGAAGATTCCTCGTAAGTTAAGAAGTAAGGTTTTAGCTATAGCTCGTGCATTCGGCAGTAAGAGTAAATCTCGCCCGACAATGGGTGGAAAACATGCGGTGAATAGAATTACTCATCCCGCAAGACAATTTGCTCAACGTGCTGCATTGGCTGTTGCTGGTGGTGGATCAGCGACAGCTGGTGGTATGTATGCGGGACATAAAATGGGTCATAAAAAAGGTTATAATAAGGGGTACGAGTCTGCGTTGCAAGATGTATTGCGTTATAGTAAATCTGTGCATAGTGATATGGCTAAGGTTATGAATAGTTTACAAGAAGCAGGGATTACGCTTATAGACTTAAAGAAAATGTCTATAGAAGAAGTGCAAGATAAGATTAAGAAGGGTTTATTTAGAACAGTTATAAGAACTGCGGCAGATGTTGGGGAACATAAATATTTATCAACACCGTATAAGAAATTTAAGACTGGTATTAAAGTTGGTGAAATTGGTGTTGAGACTGGTAAGAAAATACATGAACATGATAAAGAGAAACCTCGAGTTCATAAAGCTATGACAGTTGCTCCTGTTGTTGGGAATGTCCTTGCTCGCGAAGATCTACATGGCGGTAGACGCAGGAAGAAGAAACACCTTCATAAAGCTGATATAATTCTCGAGACACAGGGTGATACATTAAGGAAAGTTCTCCCTACTGCTATGGCTCGCCCGTTTATGGGTGCTCCTGGTGCGCCCGGTTTAGGGACTGGTTTGAAGAATGCATATCGCAAGGGGCAATTATATGTGCGTAGAAAAATGATACGTCCTGCCGTGCAAAGTGCAAAACAGAAGATAAAGGCAAATAAGGGTAAGTTGATTGCTGGTGGGACATTCCTGGGTGGTTCTGCAATACTCTCACATAATAAAAATAAAGATATGGGTATGCAGCAAGGGAGTTATTAATGTTGAAGATAGATATTTGGGGGCGTGAAAATTGCGATGTTTGTAAAAGATTTATTAAGCGTGTGGAAAAAATGGGATTTGGTTATATTAAACACAATATTGATGCTTATATTAATTGGCACAATAATTGGAGAATTGACGGTTCTGTCGCTATACTAGCTTCTATGCATTGTCATGGTAATAGTTATCCTCCAGTTATTAGAATAGATAATAAATTTTTGACATTTGCAGGAGCACTTAATTTATTGAAGGGTATAAAAGATGGCGAAGCTAAATAAAGGACTTCTTGGTTCTATATTGAATTCGATGAATCCAAATGAAAGAAGGCTCCTCTTGATTATGGGATTATTGCAGAATGCTGCAATTCCCACGAGTGGAGAGACGTCTATAAGGGAAGCAATAAAGGATAGGAAAAGAAGGAGATATGAGGACATGGAAGCTGCTGATGAATTGAAAGTAAGAAAGGTTTTAATTCAACTTAGTAAGCGCAATAATAATGAAATAGTTGAAGCGGTGTCTAAAATGAATTCATTAGGTCTCACAAAACAACAGATGTTGGATGCTGTTCAAAATATTAAAAAGCGTATGCGTAAAGTATCAGAAGCTGCAATATCTGATGTTACAAACAAACCAGATCCTCAAAAGTTTGCTGTGATGACTTGTGATTCTTGTGATTTTACTATTGATGCCACTAAAGATATTGAAGAATGTGATATGGTATGCCCTCGTTGTGGTGGCGATATGATTGGCATTACACGTGATCAGTTCCATACCAAATCAGTTGAAGAAGGGTTTAATGATGGTACAGAATTGTTTGACCCCGCAGAAGATGATAAGGGTTCTACTCCTAAAGTAGACCGTGATGCTGGAATGTCGTAATGGTAATTGAAATAAAGTGCGCGAAGTGTGGGTTATCAATGTCTATCCCAGATGAGTGTATGGATCGATTGAAACAACATAAAGATATAATAATCATAAAGGATAATAAGACTTATTGTATTTGTCCTATGCCAAAGTGTGAGAATCCTATAGAAGTAGACTTAAAGGGGACATAAATATGTCGCCTCCTTTGTTTTCAGACATGGTTAATATGGGCCATCTTTATAAGATGGTCGATGCTATGAATAGGGATAATAATTATTTAGGAAAATTAGAACAAAAAGGTTCTATAAGTGATTTAAAACAAAAATTGTCCACTGAGGCTACTGAGAAAATACGGACACTTAATAATATTCTTAATGTAATGGAACATTCAAAAAACAAAGAAGCTCTTATTAATAGTGTAGACGGAATACATACATGGGCAAAAGATAATATCAAGAAATTAAAACCAGAATCTGATAGAGAGTTGCTAGATGTGTTGATGCATATGTCTGGTTTGTGTCAGCGATTAAAGAATAAGTTAGACGTTAATAAACTCCAGAAGGCTGGTATAGTTGGTCGTAGTGGGCGCAAACCAGGATATGCATTTAAAGATATGGAACATCCTAGAGGGCCAGGAGGTACATTTCAATCTAAGGGTGGAGTAACTAATCTTCCTCCCAAATCTCCTACGGGTCATCAATTTATACAAACTGAACGTGGAGTAAAACTTCCTTCATATGATATTGTTGGTGGTAAGCGTGTAGGACGTGGAATTAAGGTTACACCTAGTGAACCTTCGATGGCTGCTGCTCGTATGTTGGGGCATATAACCCAGGGAGTGTACGCTAGGACCACCACAGACCCATTTAAGGCTGGTTTAGTTAGCGCGGTTAAAGTTAGTGAGCGCCAAAACCGCGATATTGTGGAGAGAGAAGCCGCCGTAAGAGAATTACAGAATCCACATTTAACAAATGTTGATCGCAAAAAAGTGATGTCAATGATACAAGAAATTGATAGACGCAATGTTGGCGTTAAAAATATAAGTGGACAGTTCAAAGAACAATTTAAGGCTGGAGCGGGAGCGCTTGCTCGTCAAACTCCATATTCAATGACAGTTGGTGCTGTAGAGGGTGTGTTGCGTGGTCTAATGGAGAGGTTCCGCAGTAATCCTTATCTAGCTCCATTAGATATACGTGTACGTCCCGAGATACTTGAGGCTGGGATTCGTACTGCCGCTAGTGCTATAAAGCAGACTAATGCCGAACATATAGCTACTATGTTAGATGGTGCAAGAAAAGAAGGCAGAACCCTTAGTGTAGAGGAGTATGGGCAGATAGCACACTTGTCTAATATGCCATCGGTTAAGAGAAAAGAAATTTCTAGAATGTCTGAAACTCTTAATGATATTCGCAATGACCCTAATGCTAACGAAGCCGAACGTAAACACGCAATGCATATGGAAAGGCAGATTAATAGTTCTATTGAAGATCATATTGTAAGTTCTATTGAAAGTGGTATGGAACATCATATGCCGTATGCAGTGCGTCGTAATATAGAAAGGGCTATTAAGCGTCCCAATCTTAAAGTATATCAATTAAGTCCTCAACAGAAGCAAAGAGCAGAAGAATTGCTAATTAATATTAGACAGAAAAGGGAGGCTAAGTAATGGATATAAAAGATATTGATAAAAATCTTACAAAAGAAGAAAAAGCAAATGTTGACAAGATTGTTGAACATTTAAAAAATAAAGGGAATTATACACATTCTATATTACAAGAAGAATCATTGCGCGCGAAGTTGAGTATGTTGCCTCATGCGTGTCCGTGCGAAGTGTGTAATAAAGTAAGGGATAGGTCAAAAGTTGAATCGTTTAGTTTTCAACAGGTGGTGGTGTTAAAGCATGAAAATTTTAGTGAAGACAATTTATTGTTTATCATTGCTCCATTTAAACACATGAGTAATGAAGAGTTTTTAATGTCCCCATTATGGGGTATCTCTGGGAGATTATTTCCAATAATGAAAAATGTATATGCGTATATATATGGAAAACTGCATGGGTTTCAAATTGAAGTAAACAATATCTATGGAGATAATTATAGAGAACATGCTTGTGTAAATGTTAAGTTCTTCAAGAAGACCTAAGGAACGATTCATATGTCTAAATTAACTGCATTCGGTAGTATGATAAATAACTTTGGTAAGGGTTTTATTCAGAAGTATTCGGCGTCGTTTGGGCCGACCTCTCCATATCGGAGAGTTGGTGATAGGTTCCCAGTCCCTCGTAAAGGAGAACAGGGGAACCTATCTTCTGCCGCGTCTAGTTCTTTAGGGTTTAGATTACCTGAGAAAAAAGTAACTAGACATATGATATTAGCGCCGCAGACATTGCGGCGTTTGGGAGATACTGATCCTATAACATGGGCCATAAAGAGAACACGCAGACATCAGATATCACACGCTCGTTGGGATATAGTAGAAGATTTAGATGATTTTTCTGGAGAGGTTGATAAGTGGCAGGAGGTATTGTTTGATAATCTTAATAATTGGGCTTATAGGGCGAATATTGCATTACAGCATATACCTGAGGATTTGTACTTTAAGTACAAGAGTGATTTAGATGCTGTATTTAATGATCCCTCTAATAAGTATGACAAAAAGGCTCGTATAAAGTGGATAATGAAGTCACTTATTAGAGAAAAGAAAGACAGAGCTCATAAACATTGCGTTGAAGTCAAGAAGATATTCAATAGACCTTGTAACGAATATACTACGTTCGGAGCGTTGCAGGAAATATTGACTGATGATATGATTATATTTGATGCTGGTATTTTGATAAAGAATAAGGATAGGCTTGGTCGTTTGGCAGAAATATACCCCATTCCTGGTGAGGAGATGTTCCTTTATAGGAATGAAGATAGGACTATCCCAGAGCCCCCCGAGGCTGCATATCTTTGGGAAGAGTCTGGTTCAAAGAAAGCAGAATTTGATAGAGACGAAGTTATTTATATAATGTGCAATCCTCAACACAATTTCTATGGACGTAGCCCGGTGGAAGTGAGTGCATATGTCATTACTACTAGCTTGTATGCTGATAGTTATAATATGGACTTCTTTAAATACAGTGATGTGCCTCCGGGGATATTGAATCTTGGCAAAGATATTAATGATGATCAGCGTCGCGCGTTTAAGGCGTCTTGGGAAGCTGAAAAGGCTGGGCGTGGCGGTATATTCCGTATGATGTTTGTGAGTGGTAGCGATGGCGTTGAATTTATACCATTAAGAACACAAACACAGAAGGATATACAGTTACAGGAATATTTAAAGTGGTCTTTGTCTATAAAGTGTGCGTGTCATCAAATAAGTCCTCAGGATATTGGTTTTACAATGGACTTGCATCGCACAACTAGCGATACTCAGTTACAAATAAGTCGCGACAGTGGTCTTCGTATTATGTTGGAAAAATTGGGTGATCATTATAATAATGATATTGTAAAGAAAGAATACCCGACTTATAAAGATGCTAAGTTTAAATATCTTGATATGGATACTGTTGACGAAGTCACAAAGAATAATATGGCAATGGGGCGATATGAGGGTGGCATAATAACATTGAATGAGGCTCGTGAAGATGTAAATAAAAAACCAGTCCCTGGTGGTGATGTACTACTCTCACAGAGAATACCGGGTCAGGGATTTATGCCCGTTAATTTATTAGAGAAGGAAGCTGATAAGTTAGAAATGGTAGTTGAACAACAGCAAACAGAATCGGATGATGCTGCTCAGGGTGGATTACCTCACGATGAGGGGGGTGGTGTTACACAAGATGGGACACCTTCTCAAGGGAATGAAGTACAGGGTCAGCCAACCAAACAGGTTCGGGTTCAACCAAATGCGGTTGGGATGACAAAGTTACAGAAGTTCATTAGCGATCTCCCGTCTGGGCAATCTGCATCGGTAAGTTTTACTAATCCTAGGTTTAGTGGGGATAGTGTTGGCCGCCGTAAATTACAAATTGAGGGTTTTAAGGCTGGGATGAGTGATCCTCATTTACAAGCGGTGGCAGACATATTTAGTGAAGACCCCGACGACAGGGTTAAAGGAACATTTGCATTGGTAGCTTTATCTTCAGCTAGTATTGGTGGAACTGCGTATGCAATTGGGCAGAAAGGGATAGAGTCGGGATTAAAAACTGGTTCGCAATCAGCCAAAATGTTTGCTTCAAGAATGATGATTCCATATCATTTAAGGAATGAAAAACCGATTATTGCAAGTGCCGTTAGGTTAGCCCACAAAATGCCAGGAACGGTTGAGGAAAATTCTAAGATAATCAGCAATGCCATAAATTACTACCGTGGTAAAAAGAATCTGTTACCAATAAAGAATTTGCACAATAAATTAACGGGACACGCTAATAAATTCACGAGGATCGGGATGAAGTTGATTCGGAGGATAAAGTAAGTGCTATTAAAGATTAAAGACAGGCTTGTATTTAAAGATGCAAAGAACTTATTTAATAAAACTTTGGTGAAATTTAATATTCGTAAGGATGGTGATGATGCTATTGTTGATAGTGTAGAATTTGAAGAGAAAGATAAAGATAATATAGTTAATAGAGAATATATAGATTCAATGGAACGTAAAACATCTGCTGGAGTTTTATCAAGAGAAAAAGCATTGACCATTGGTTCTCCCAAAAATCTTTGGTATTTAGTTGGTGAAAATGATTATATATATATTCGCGAGAGCAGTGTAGAACGTTCTATAGATAATTACTTTAAGACATTAGCATTGATAAATGATAAGTCAGAACCTAATTTACCAGAGGGTGTTCGTAAGAGATTTGCTAGGGCAGTAGCTAGATATAATCTTCCTATACATTTGTTGTCTGGATTTGGCTTAAAAGAAGATAGTCAAGCTCACGCAGCATATATGATTAATAGTAATAAAATAGTCATAGTCCCTGAGTACTTTATTAGAATGGGTGTGGTTAGGGTTGGTGGACAGTATATAGATGAATTTTCTAAGACAACTGTTCATGAATTTGGGCATACGATTTGGCATCAGGTATTAGGTGATAAACAGAGATTGGGTTATGAACAATTAGCGCCTAATTTTTTAGATGAAACAGAACATCAGCAATTGTTGTTGACTGGTAGTAAAGAATCTGATTATACAAAGGGATATACTGATACATTAAGTGGCAAGCGTGTATTTGGTGAATATTGGACAGTAAAAGATGATAAGTTTCTATCTTCTTATGCTAGGATGTCAATTAAAGAAGATTTTGCAGAAACATTTTTACATTATATACTTGCTCCAGATTTTCTTATGGGGTTTGATGAAGCAAGATATAATTTCTTTAAGAACTTGACAATACCATCAACCATTATTGAAAAGGGTGATTTAATAGTTGATGGTAAAAAAGAACCGGTTCAAATATCAGATCTTATTACTATAGATCTTCAGACTTCTGAAATGCGACGTAAACTTGCATTGGAGTTTGAGTCTGCTCTTAGTAATATGATGGAATCATACAATATTGGACTTGAGCAAATTAAAAATGTAATTCCATATGGTGATTTTGTACAAATGGGGGAAAATATACCCGCTTCAATGAAGGTGGTTTCATATGTTACAAATGTGATTGGAGATAAGAATTATATCGGTGGTAATGTTGATATTAGTTTATTAGATACACAGGAAAAAGTAGATGCTATTATTTATAATCAGCGCGTAAATGTTGAGGATACTAAACCAGAACAAGCAGATTCTAATGAAATGGCAGATTTTTATAATAAGTGTGATATGCTTGATGTTGAAGAGTTTGAAGATGAGGTTCGCATCAATAAGCGTTATTATAAGAAGGATGAAATTGATCATTGGGTTACTACTCCGAGTGGCACTCATATCCCAATACCAAAGGAAGGCATGAAGGGTTATAGGAAAATCTTTCAGAAGCCATCTAAGGGTGGCAAAGCGTTAGTTGCCATAGCGCAAGGTAAAAAGCGTCCTCCGACCCAAAGAGAGGTCAAAGAGAGGGTCGGTAAATTACCATTAGGGCACGTAGAAACAAAAGCTGGCAAGTTGCCTAAGAATAAGAAGTTCACTTCTATGGTTTCGGAATATAGTGTGCAAAGACATTTTAGTGAGAAAGCGCCTGATCATCACGATCTTCGTCTTAAAATGGGGAATAAAGCATATTCATGGGCTGTTACTGTGTGGCCTAAGCCTGGAGAAAAGCAGTTAGCAGTTTTACAGCCAGCACATTCAGTTGAATATATGAAGTTCAAGGGTGTAATACCAAAGGGACAATACGGGGCTGGGCGCGTAGACCTTATAGATCACAATAAGGTTGATATTACCGATTGGGATAAGAAGAAAATTGCTTTTAACGTGTATTCCGGCTCAAATAAGGGGCGTTATGCATTGATAGATATCGGGAATAAAAACTTCTTATTGGTACGTAAGACTAGAATTAGGAAATATCCTAACATTGAATATCATCCCGCTAAAGCAAGAGTTAAGTTTAGAGAAGAAATGTGGGATTCTATCGATTATACTCTTCAACCCGAAATGAAGGGTATTCGTTATCTTCTGTATGTGGGTGGTAATAATGGAAATCAGTTATTGAGTCGTTCCTTTTCAGAAGTTGATAAGGGACATCATGTTGACCATACAGATAATGTCCCACATCTTCGTGATTTAAAATTCGAACAAAAGGATTTGGTATTAGACGGGAAAATATATAGGGGTAATGAAGAAACCACCAGTTCTATTATGAATAGTAATCCGATGCGTTCTAGAGAGTTGCAAGCAAAACATGGTAAAGTCACATATTATGTATCTGATATCTTAAGATACAAGGGCAATGATTTACGTAGTTTACCATACAAGATGCGTTTGAAGTTTCTTGAACGTGCTGTGGGTGGAAATAAATATCCTAATGTAAAGATTTTACCATCATTTAATGATAACAAGAAAGCGCATTATAAAAAGCTCATCAGAATGGGGTTTGAGGGAGTTGCATTTAAGAATTTAAATGGGCCTTATGGCGATAGGTTTATGACTAAAGTTAGGCCAGTTCATAGTGGTGATTATGTTATAATGGGAGCAACTCCTGGCAAGGGTAAGTTTGAAGGAATGTTTGGGGCATTGATTTATGGCAAATACACCGACGGGAAACTTACCCAAGTTGGCAAAGTTAGTGGCGGGTTTAGCGAAAAAGAGCGTGTTGCTATTGATAAAAAACTCAAATCGTATATTAAACAGAAAAAAGTAATTTCATTAAAACATTTACAGACAAAAGAAGGTAAGTTGGAAGATCCTGTATTTGCTGGTTTAAATGATAACAAAACATGGCATGATTTATTCGCTGTGGGTGAACCTTAAAATTCCATTAAGAAATATTCGTTATACATCTGGAGGTTTAGCAAATGAAACCTATAGACACAAAGCCAATTTCAGTGGAGCAAACGGGACCACAGACTATGCAAGTAGAGCACGAAGATGGTAGCAAATTCGATTGCAAGTTTAATGGGAAGTTCCCTGAGCGCCTTAAACACGACAAGAAACCTCCCGTCGGTAGTGGTAAATATTTTGGTGGTATCGGGCAAGGTAGTGAAAATATACGCAAGATGCGCGAACGATTAGGATTGGATTAGGAGATTGGCAATGCTGAATGGTTTGAATGGTTTCGTTGCTATTAGTAAAGTTGACGATGATAAACGAATGGTGTATGGCATTGCCAATAGTGATACATTAGATTGCCAAGATGAGATTGTAGAATGGGAAGCAACTAAACAAGCTATCCCCGAGTTCTGTAAATGGCGCAATCTTCGTGAAATGCACGGGGATACCGCTGCTGGTACGGTCCCAGAGCTCGAGGTCGATGATGTTTCCAAAAAGCTTAACATAGGGGCTAAGGTAGTAGACGATTCTGCATGGAAGAAAGTGAAGGAAGGGGTATATAAGGGATTTAGTATAGGGGGCAAGGCATTAGAGCGCATCAAAGAATTTGATACTGCGTTAGGCAAGAATATAAGTCGTGTTAAGAAATACGTTCTGAATGAAATTTCATTAGTTGATAGACCAGCTAATCCTGATTGTGTATTTACTATGATGAAGAGAGCAGACAGTGATGTACCTAGTCAAAAAGATCCTTTATCTAAAGATCTTTCTATAATGCGAAAGATAGTTAGTGATTTAGATAATAAGGTTTTAACTGATGATCAGATTGCTAAATTAAATGATAATGAATTTGCACTTGTTAAGAAAAATGGGGATGATAAAGAACGGTTGTATCCGATACCTGATAAGGCTCATTCAATGGCATTAATGAAGCAATTGATGGGTTTAAAAGTAACAGATGGGGAGAGGCATATAATTCATGAAAAAATTAAGAAAAGTCTTGGGAACAAACACAGTGTATATAATTGTACTTACTGTCAGGCATTCATGTCTTCTTTAATCCACAAAGGGGGTGATCAAGTAATGGATAGGCAGAAATTGTTACAAGCTCAGGCGCTTATTGAGGAGCTCTTAGCTGAAGAAGGTGGTGGTGAGGAAGAGACTCAGCAACCACCTGTTGCCGCCCCTGGTGCTGAAATGGGGGCTGCTGGCGAAGAGGGAGAGTTCGAAGGTCAGGAGGGCGAGGATGTTGGCCCGGAGACCGAGAACATCGTTGATGCTCCTCAAAAGGATGAGACCGAGGACGTCGATAACCTACAGGGTTCTGACTACTCTGATAAGGAGGGTTCGGACGCTGAGGGTTTCGATGATCAGACTCTCGACTACAGTGAAGGGCTTGAGGACGATGAAAATCGTACTCACCTTTATGACACTGAAAGTGAGAGAGGCGAGAAGGCCGAGATGGAGGGGGGCGATTGCCCGTATTGCGGGTCGACCGTCAAAGCTCTCATGTCTGGCCGCTTCCGTAAGGGAGTCGCCACTTGCCCCGGTTGCCATACCGAGTATGGAGTCAATGCGAAGCCGAAGGTGCTGATTACCAAGAGGGGCGGTCCTCGTCCCATGCGTAAGTCGGCCGCTGGCTCGCTTGATTCTCGAGTGATTGACGTTCTTGGTAACTTAGCCAAGGCTGTCAAATCGCTTGATGCCCGCATGACCAGGACAGAGGCTCGTCCTCTTCAGCGGAAGAACCTCATGAAGCGTGGTGAGGGTGCTACTGAAGTTGAGGGTGATGTTACTAAGGTAGCAGAGAAGCCCGCCGCTCTGAAGGCGGATGAGGATAAGGCTTTGGCGATCGTTAAAGCCGCTCAGGGAGCGGGTCGTCAGCTGACTCCTGAGGAACGGGCGTTCACGAGTTCGGTCAGCGATAGGCTGATTGACTTCAAGATTGGCAAGGTTAGCTAAACACCTTTAAGATTAGCGATTGGCTTAGGCCGCACTCGAACAGGCAATGAAAGAAGGTGATGTCAAGTGCCTCCTTCTAGTATGGACCTGAGAACTTCATTCCTGGGTAGCGCGATGGAAGTTGATCAGGCGATTGATAGGATTTCGAAGGCTATCTCGGCTACGAACGTCAGCAACTTACTGCTTGTCCGCGAGGATTTGCAGAATGAGTTGGCGATCAATTGCCCGATAGATACTCCGCTCCGCAACCGTCTGACGCGCATCCCCGGTAATGGTTCCGCCCATGCGTGGTATCGGGCTCAACCCACCATTCAGACTGAGGGTCGTTTCCTGGGAACTGGTCCAGCGAACGGCTTCTTCGCTCGTGGTGGTATCCCGGTTGCCACTCAGGTTGCATATCAGTATATGAGCGCTCCGTATGTGAGTCTCGGCGATATTGTTGAGGTGACTCTCTTCGATCAGATGGCAGGACGTACCTACACTGATGTGAAGAAGCTTCAGCTCAAGATGAAGATGATTAACGTCGCCCTGATGGAGGAGTGGTGCATTATTAATGGTAATAGTGTTGCCAATCCTCTTCAGTTCGACGGGCTTAATCAGATCATCACCACCAATATTACCGATCTTGCTGGCGGACCTTACACCCTGACTGCTGTTACTACGACCATGAGGAATATCGCCACTCTCGGTGGTAAGCCTCAGGCTCTGGTTCACAGTTATAGGGAGCATCAGAAGTTCAGTGAGCTTGTGATGGCTTCTTATTACAGGTTGTTCCAACAGGGTGCTGGCGCTCTGGCTGATATCCCGGCGGGTGTTGCTGTGACCCGGTGGGTGAGTCCGTTTGGGACAGTTGACATTATTGGTAGCAGATTTATTCAGCCACTGTCTGGCTATACTTCGAACTTCGCACTTATCTTAGACGATAAGTCGATGACGGAGGATGGCAACGCAGTCGGTATGGTTGATCTGATGCCGATTAGTGCAATTGATCTTGCTTTACTACAGACGGCTTACCGCACTCTGGTTGCTGAGTTTACGGTGATGATGGTGACAATCGAAGCCTTCCAGGGCAAGATTATCAACATTGGGCCGTAACCTTAGTAATTAGATAATAGAACTTATGGGAGCTGGCTGAGGCTGGCTCCCATATTTTTTCTTGTAATGATGTGGTATAATACAATAAAGGGAGATTTTAAATGAAAATCAAGGCAAGGTTTGAACATGGTTCAGTGTTATTGAACTCTCAGGAATATTATGTTAATGATTGGACTTTAGATGTTCCAGAAGGTATTGGTAAATTTTTACTCTCAAGAGGTGAATATACAATAAAGTTAAAGAAAGAGTGTAGTTTACAAAATTCCAAGAACCTGCTCTTTATAAGGGGGTCTGGTCTTGGCGATGTTATGATGTGTACTGCGGTAGTTAGATATATAAAGGAAAAGATAAATAAGAATGTTAATATAGACTGGTTGTGTGGTAGTGGAGAATATTCAGAGGTTCTTGAAGGAAATAAATATATAAGAAAGGTTTATGATATAAAAACAATTCCTAATGATATTGATACGATGTACGATTATATGGCTTCTATCGATATGGCAGAATTTATTGGAAATAATTCTCACTATCACCATAGGATAGATTTATTTGCTCGTATGCTGCCAGAATTAAAATCTGTTGTAATTGAAGATAAACATTTAGATTATTTTATAAGAAAAGAAGAGATAGATTGGGTAGAGTCTTTAAAACTTAGAATTCCTTATATAACGTTAACATATAAGACAAGTGCTACCAATAGAATGCTATCTAATGAAATGAACATAGAAATATGTAAAAAGATATTAGATGCTGGGATTGGTGTAGCACTTGCTGATAAAGATGTTATTCAATTTGATAAGCGAGCAATGACTCTTAGTGGGATGAGTATAAGACAAAAGGTAGCGATCATACATGGTGCTGCTGCCGTTCTTACACCAGACACTGGGATATTTCATATTGCTTCCGCATTAGATAAGCCGATAGTTACCTATTTCGGGGCTATTAACCCTAAATTGAGAATTTCTTCTGATAATGTGCATGTTTTGATAAACCCAGTTCCATGTTTTCCATGTGATGTATATACTTGTAGTCTTGGCCGCCCGATGTGCGTTCAAGGGATAAAAGTCGATGATATAGTAAATAAGGTAGTTAGTTTGGTGGGGGTTGGGGTTAAAAATAGTTCTACGACGGTCTAAAGGGGTATCAAATGGTAGTAATTGGGCCTTTTGAACACGGTTCTTTACTTATTAATGGTAGAGAGATATATTTTCAAAATGGAAGAGCATCCGTTTCAGATGAAATTGGTAATGAGTTGATAAAACGTCCAGGGTATAGAAAAGTAGAAAATAAACTTCAAATTAAACAAGAACAAAAACCAATACGGATTGAACGCACTGGCGTAGAAAATCGTGTTATAAAACCATCTGATATTAAACCAGTAACTTTGATGAGATATAGAGATGATATAGATGTTAGTATTATAATCCCAACATATAATAGATTAGAGGATATAAAGAATTGTGTTGCTTCAATATATGATAATACAAAAGCAATTACTTATGAAATCATAATAGTGGACGGAACTGGTGTCGCTGCTGAGTATTTTTCAGATCACACCCCTATTGTTTATTTAAAAGATACAGAAAATCTTGGAGCTACTCATGCATTTAATTTTGGGTTTATGAATGCTATGGGAAAATGGACAGTATGGCTTAATGATGATACAATTGTAACTAAAGATTGGTTGAAAATTGCTTTAGAGTTCATGGATAAAAATCCAGGAGTTGGGCTAGGTGCTTTCTTTTTTAGAGAACAAGATGAGAATGGAAAATATGTTGTATTTCCGGAGAATGTAATATATGATGGGGAATATTGTGTGAGAACATTTGCGTCGTGGACTATTCATTCAACTAGAGTATATGCTAATTTTGGGATATTAAAAACATCATTAATGAAAAAACTGAATTATTTTAATGAAAGGGCATTTAAGTGTTATGCCTCTGATACAGATTTTTCTCATAGAGTTATTAAGAATGGGTTAGATATTAAACCTATATTCGGGGCAAAAGTTATACATTTAAATAGACAAGATGAAAATAGAAAGAAAAATGTTTTTGCAGATTTTCAAAAAGATACTATAAATACTTGGCATAAATATCACTCTATGTGGGGTGTAAAAGGAATATAAAATGAGCCCTAAAGTCGATTTTGGTATGATTGTACTAAATGGTGACGATTTTGTTGATTTAGTTATAAGAAATGTTTATGATATAGCAAATAAGATCATTATTATTGAAGGTGCCGTTAAAACGGCGGATAAAAATATAAAGCATTATGGGAAGTGTACCTCTTGTGATGAGAAAGGTTTATCAACAGATAATACTAGAGAAAAGATTTTATCTGTGCCAGATCCTCTCAATAAAATTATTTATAATAGAGTCGGATGGGTTGAAGATAAAGTTAAATTATCACAATTATATTTAGATCAATCTGATGCAGATTATATGTGGCAATTAGATAGTGATGAAATGTATGAACAGTGGGTTATGAAAGATGTTATAGAATATCTTGAAACTAATAAGGATATAAATACAGTGTCTTTCCCGGTATGGCATTTTATTGGTGATTTAAAACATATTGGGTCTGGTAAAAATTCTCCTTGGGATTTTATTCCATTTAGAAGGATACATAGATTTAAGAAAGGTTCTAAATGGACCCATCATGAACCCCCTTGTATGACATGGCCTGGTGAAAAAAAGCTTGTTTGTGATATGGGGAAGAATTTAGACAAAGAATATTGTGCTTCTAGAGGTTGGTATATGTATCATTATTCTTTTGTTACTAGAAAACAAGCTGTTGAAAAAATGGATAATTTTTATCATCGTATATATAAACCCAATTGGGTTGGTAGGATATTTGACAATATTTTTAATGAAGATGTAGTGAAAAAATATGGTTCTCATTCATGGGATGAAACTATATTATATAATAAGTTTGTGGAACGTAAGGGGGGTATTGAAAAGTTTTTAAGACAACATCCTACCATTATGAAAGAACACCCCTTATTTATAAAAGATTATCCTAAAAATAAAAATGGATCTAAACAATTAGATGTAATACATATGATAAGTTTATGGTGTGGTGGGGGCGGGTGTAGATCTCCTTATCTTTTGGCAAGTATTAATAATGATAATTTTGGGTGTGTACATGAATTTATAATACTTTCTTCTATTGGGCCTGATGAAGATTTTGCTGGCCGAAGTATATATACTCCTATGAATTGTGATAAAAGTAATTGTTGTGATAATGATTTTAATAATAATGCAATTGTTGAGTATGTAAAGCGTCGTAATCCAGATATAATACACGTGAACTGGTGGGCTCAAGATGCACATAGATATAGAAAAATTAGAAGTAAATTATTAGAGTATCCATTTGTAATGACTATACACAGTCACCCATATGAGGGGGGTCCATATAAATTTAGACGAGAAGATTCTGAATGTTATGATGCTGTTATGCTTGCGTCTGAAAAGACGTTAGAATTGCAATCTATAAAGGATTTTCAGAAATCTGGTAAAAAGGTATATGTCGTGCATAGTCCAGTAAATAAGTGGAAATTTGAAAATGTAGTAAGATCTCCTCATTTTGGTTTTAATGTAGTATTATACGGATATAAGTGTAGTGGGAGATATAGGAGTAATATGTTTGAAACATGTAAAAAGATTATTGATAAATATAAGGATGTATGCATTAATTTCATAGGTCTTAGCGATAAAGATAGTGAATATGGTTCTGCTGCAAGACAATACAATAATGATAGAATGGTATATCTTGGTTTTATTGATGTTATGGATTTATTGCCAGCTATGGATTTGAATTTGCATATATTGCCAGATATAGGTTGTTCAACTTGTGAAGTATTTGTTCAAGAATGTGCATTGTTTAGGATTCCCACATTAAGAATAGGTGGTTATAATAGCGTGACTGATGACTTACCTGGAATAAACGTTACTGATGAAAATCAGTTATTGGAGCAATTTGATAAGATTTATAATGATGCTGAATATAGAGAAAAAGAAATTCAAAAAGCATATGATAAGGTTATAGAATGTTTTGACCCTAAGAAGTCTGCCTTTGAACAAAGAAAAGTATATTTAGAAACTATAGAAAGATTTAAGAAGTGATAAAACTTCACCTTGGTTGTGGTACGGTGTATCTCGGGGGGTATATTAACGTAGACGCTCCAGAGACAGCGTTTAGGGGCACTAGATTTGCCATTAGACGCGCAATTAAGCGCAATGCCACTACTTTGGCTAATTATTACAAACGACATTTTAACATGGTCAGGGGAGGATCAGATTTACCAAGAGTTGCAGATATGTATTTTGATATTAGGTATTTATCTAAGCATTTTGCATATAATTCAGTAGATAAAATTTTAGCATATCAAGTATTGGAACATTTTAAACAACATGAATTTGAAATGATTATGAGGGATTGGTATAAATGTCTTAAGAAAGGAGGAATTCTTCGGGTAGATGTGCCTGATATTTTAGCTACGTTGAAGATTATAATTGAAACAGAAAATTATGTTGATCGGGATTTTGTGCTGAGACTTGTGTATGGAAGTGGAAGAAATGATTATTGTATTCATTATAATGGATTTTATCCTGAAAAACTTTCGTTAATATTGAGAAATATAGGATATAAGAAAATAACACCATTGATAAAGAATATTCATAGTTATCCTGCATTTGGATTAATCTGTGTTAAGTAAAATTCAGATAAAAAATCTGAGTGTAACTATGTGGTTACACCAAGTATTCGGGACTGGAGGGTTAAATGGCTACAATAGGATCTAGGAAGGTTACTTCTGTTGTTGTCCCACCTAATGCAACTGAGGATGGTAAAGAGTTACTGGTTGAGTTTCAGAATGGTTTGGCTAAAGTTCCTAAGAAAGTTAAGAAATTTCTTCTTGAAAGAAGTCCAGAACTTTATTTTGATCCTAAAGTAAGTGATGGCGCTTCTGGTACTAAATTTACTGATGATTATACAGCAATAGAATATTACATAGCTAAGATCAAACATAGCGGTTCTGCTCCTAAACTTTGTTCGTTATTAAAAGGTCATTATGAGTCTCTTCAAGGTGAATTGATGAGTGGTAAGTATAATGTAAAGACTGAGGAAAAACCGAAGAAACCAAAGGTTGTTGAAGAAGCAGAAGAATCAGATGATGACGATGAAGTTTTAGCTACTGGTGCTGGCGATAAGATTAAGTCTAAGAAGAATAAGGATTAGTTGGGGGGATAGAACGGTGGAGGAAACTAAAAATAGTGATTCTGCTTTTGCTGTCCCGACAAAAGTAGATGGCCTCCACCGTTCTAACTTTTAAAAAGGAGAAGTAAAATGGCAGGTTCACCTTCGGATTATGTGGGTAAAAGAGCTCTACCAGCGCAACCTTATGATGGAAATAGTAAGGTTGCTACTGTTTTAATGGGAGCTATTGTAGATCCAGCAACAAAGGAAATTATTGGGTATCTTCCTATAAAGTGTACCGATAATGGGGATGGGACAGCGAGCATATCTGGCCCCTTTAGCCCTTAATGGGAGATTAATATGGGTTCTGAACTTATATTTACAAGAAGCGAAATAGCAAAATTGTATGCTACTTTCGCATATGGCGGTGTCCCATTAGACCCAATTACCTTGAGAGTCGCCATATATTTTGGGACTACATTGGTTCTCGGCCCAACACCAATGACTAAAATATCTACTGGATATTATTATTATCAATTTACAGTTCCGGTTAATTGGGTAGAAGATAGATATAGTGCTGTATATACTGGATTTATTAATGGTATTCCATTTAAGCAAGAGGAAACGTTTAAGATAGTAGCATCAGAAACTATATCTTCTAGTGCTGTACCGACTGGTCATTATTGCGTTATAGGTGATGTTGAAGAGGAACTTAGTGGCGTATTTTATAATGATCTTCCCAATTGGGGTACATATGTTGCTAATTTGATCGTTGATACAGACCATATAGTTGATAGGCGTTGCAATAGGACATTTAAACAAGTCAGGAAAATGGATTATATAAGTGGTACTGGTCTGGCTAAAATGTATATTCCGAATTATCCAATTAACGCAGTTCATAAATGTGAGTTGTTAATTGTCCCTTCGGTAAAATGGTATACATTTGCAAGAATTGCCCTGATAAATGTATATCTTAATAATGGTGTAGCTATAGCTACACAATCATCTGAAGTAGATTTTGCTGCTTGTGATTTGATAGTTAGCTGCGTAGATGGAATAATGACTATCCCTGAGCGTGTTCAGTATATAGGACAGTCTGCATTCCCGTTCTGGAATTACACCTTTATAGAGGGAAATAGCAACATTAGAGTTGATTATACTTATGGCTTCACAGCTTTAACTAGACCCTTTGATGTTAAGAGGCTTGCTGCTAAGTTAGTGGCAAGACAGATATTACTACGAAAAGGTGACCAGATATCTGGTGGTTCTGTTAGTACAACCATGGATGGTGTTGGTCAGAATTATGATGGTGTCCCGTTTGGTTCTAGAATAAAAGATTTAGATGGTGAGATAGAAGAGATTGTTAGGCGGTATCGTCGTATTGGTTTGGATGCCGCGTAAGGAATTATCAAATGGGGACTTTAAGAGAAGATATAACTGAAATAAAAGTTGGAGTTGCTACAATAGCAGAGCATATAAAGAGTGTAGATAATAGACTTGAAGATGGAGATAAAAGGTTTAATAATCATAGTAAAGCAATACACATACACGATACTGATCTTATTGAAATAAGAGATAAAGTAGAAAAGAATAGTGAGGGTGTAAAACGACATGGAAAGGCATTATGGTGGATAGTAACACAAAGCGTATTAGTATTATTGGCGATGGTGGGATTTTTAGCTAAGATAATTTGGGAATATGTAAAGACAAAAGGTTTGCCAACACCATAGAATTTGGAGAAGTAGTATGAAAAAGTTTTTGATTGTGGCTGTTCTTTTTGCGTTTATGGGTGGATGTCCCGGTGATGATGCTACAAAACCCCCTGTTGTGGCTCCTCAAAGTGAAGAAAAAGAGTTGACAATAGTAGAACGGGTTCAGCGTAGAACACCAGTGCCTCAGGTTGATAAAGATAAGTTGGATGGGCGTGAGGCAGAATCAAAGTCTTTAATTGTAATTGGGACATCTGATGTTGAACAGATTGCGACTCGTAAACGCGAAGACACCCTAAACAAGATTAAGTCGTGGTGTTTTTGGATTGAGATCAGTGCTGCGGCATTAGCAGTGATTGGTGCTGGATTGGTAATCTATTTTACCAAGAGTATTAAGCTTGCTATGACCGTCATTGCGCTGGGTGCGTTAATCGTGGTTGGGGCTTACTGTGTGGGGTGGGTACTTGCTCACATGGGTATGATTGGATTAATTGCTGGAATCATTGCTGCTGCGGTTCTTGGTTGGAAGGTGTGGGAACATATCGACGAACTCAAGGACTTTGGCAGGGTGTCTGCAAGTAAGATCAAAGATGCTGTTGATGTCACCAAGGAACTTGCTGATGCTAAAATCTTGAATAGTGCATCGTATAATAAGATGTTGGCGAAGTTCAAAAAGTAATAATAAATTGAAGGAGTGTGACTGATGGCTCTCTTCGACATTCAGCGTGACGTGCGGACCGGGCAAGAGGATTGACCGTGGCTCTAGTGCGATACGAAACCCTCCGCGACCGCAAGACCGGCGAGTTGCTTGATGCACGTTGTGCGGCCGATGTTGCGCAGCGCCCCTTCGGTGGTCTGGACAAGACCACCTATGTCCACGCGGTTGAGAATCTGGACCCCGACGCGGTGCGCAAGGCGCTCGGCCTCAAACCGCTATGGGACGAAAGCGGCATCGCTGCTGACGCGGCTGCATCCAATATGCGCGCGGAACTCATGGCTGCTGGCCTCTCGGCCGCTGACGTGACGCTGATTTCGACTGGCAAGGTCGGGGTTGCCGAGATGAAGGCGCTGCTCGCCAAAGCCGCGCCGGTTGCGAAGGAACTCTGACCGTGGCCGCTAACGATTACATCGCCGCCTACCCGCCCGTCTGCGCCACGTCTGACCGGGGCGACGGCAAGATGCGCATCACCTGGCCGGCGTGGGGCCTGGACGAAGTGCTCCACGCCGCGCTGACCACGAGCCACTACGTTGCCAACGTAACGCTAGGCACTCCCGAGAGCAAGGCGATTTTGGCCACGGGTGGCACAAAGTCGGGCGGCTTCTGGATTGACATCGACGAAACTTTCTCTGGCAGTTCCTGGCTCAACACTCACCGCTACAGCCCGCAACGGCAAAGCACGGTCTACTACTACACGAGCTTTAACCTTGCCCGCGCGGCGATGATAACCGCCGCCAACCATGACAACATGATTCTGTGGGACTTCAACACCGCAGGCACCATGATGGGCACGGGCGTAGTCGTGAGCGCCGGGACTGCCGTCGATATCTCCGGCTGGGGCGGCCGCGCCAATCAGCAGAACGGCGTGGTTGTCACGACCAACATCAACTTCTACCAGTTCAAAGGCGACCTCTCGGCCCACACGTTGATGACGTGGCAGAATCTGGCTTTCAGTGGCGGCTATTATTTCTGGTATTGGAACGCGACTTCCGGCATGGCCGGCGGTGGCCTGACCGTCTCTCGCTGCGTATTCAACCGCCCCGATCAGTATCTATTCTACGACGGGTCGAGCGTCACCCTGGCACCTCCCATCACCTTTTCCAACTGCTACGCCGACCTTGCCGGCACAGGCTGGAATGCCGGGACGTGCAGCGGCGCGCTGACGGTCCAGCACTGCACGTTCATCAACGGCCTCAGCGGGATCGTGAACAACTCTAAAACCGGCACCTACGTCAACAACCTGGGCATCGACCAGAGTTCGGCCTGCTACCAGAGCACGACCAACGCGACATTTACGAAGTGCGCCTCCACGGACGCGACCGGCAGCGAAGCGGGTCTGCGCTCTCTGACCCGCGCACAACTCGCGCTCTGGTCGCTCAACGATGGCGGCAACAATGCCACCGACGCGGGCATTCTGGCGACGAGTACCTGCTATCAGGCAGGGGCGAACACGACCGAGACTATCGACCTAAAAGGCAACGCCCGTCACTCCACCACCCCGAGCCTCGGGTGCTACGAGGGCAGCACCAACGCCCTTGGCGTGACGTGGCCGACCGGCGCGCAGAGCACGGTCAACTTCACCAACTTCGCCGGGGCGGTCACCGGCACGGCGGTTGCCGAGGCACACGCGAACAGCGATGTGCGCTTCGGCGTCGGCTCCGGCACTTGCAAGGTGCCGGTCAAGGCAGACGTGCGGCTGGGCACGGCGGTAGATGTGGCCGACATTGGAGAATTGCCAACAAATAAAGCTAAAATATCATCTGTGAGAGGATAGTGGTATGGAACAAATAAAATTAGGCAAAACCATTAAACGAAAATTTTATATAACGAATCAAAACAATAACTTAGTTAATGTTGATACTCCCCCAGGAGCAACTGGATTATTATATAGAGAAGATGCAGATTCTGGTGCAGTAGTTTCTATATCTGCCATAACTACTGGAGTATATGGTGCATCTGTTGGAATATTGGGTGTTAATGGATTTATTAAGGATTCTATTGGTGAATTAGAAATAGCTGCAACAGTTAGTGGTATACTGGTTAAAAATTCAATATGGGCTGGGATAGTTGAAAGTTCTGATGTTGATGATCTTCCTAATATTAGTGCTTTGGGCACAGGTGTTTGGGGATTCACTGGAATACGTAGTCTTAGTGATAAGGTTGGATTTGGAGTGACAGGTATTCCTGTTCTTGCTGATAACGTTACTGGAATATGGGGCGCTCCAAGTAGAACACTTACTGATAAGGCAGGATATTCAACGACTGGATTACCCTCAATTAGTGATGTTGCCACAGGAGTTTGGGGATATGGTGGCGGAAGAGCATTAACTGATAAGACTGTATTCGGTGTTACGGGCATACCCGTTCTTGCAGATATGGTCACGGGAATCTGGGGAGCACCGAGTCGCACACTTACTGACAAAGTTGGATATTCTACTACTGGCATATCCATACCGTCTTTAGGCGATATCGCTACAGGTGTTTGGGGATTCACTGGAATACGTAGTCTTAGTGATAAGGTAAACTTCGGTGTTACAGGTGTAAGTGTTAATCTTGGCGATATCGCTACGGGCGTTTGGGGGTATACGGGTATAAGATCATTATCAGATAAAGTTGGGTTTGGAGTGACGGGCATTCCTGTTCTTGCAGATGTAGTTACAGGTATATGGGGAGCACCTAGCCGCACTCTTACTGATAAGGCTGGTTATTCTACAACTGGGATATCTATACCATCTTTGGGCGATATCGCTACGGGTGTTTGGGGATTCACCGGAATACGCAGTCTTAATGATAAAGTTGGGTTTGGTGTGACGGGCATTCCAGTTTTAGCTGATAATGTTACGGGTATCTGGGGTGCCCCGAGTCGTACACTCACTGGTAAGACAGGGTTTGGAGTTACCGGATTACCGAATTTAGCAGATATCGCTACAGGAGTTTGGGGATATACTGGTATAAGATCGTTATATAATGATAATGTGACTAGATTGGTTAAGAATAAGCAGGTTTGGGAATATGTCGGTGGTGTTTATACTGGGACTGTCTATTTACGTAATGATGGTGATACTGCTAATATATTAAAGACAATTGCTAGAGACCCAACTACAGGGGCGATTATAACAGACCCCAATTACACCGGACCTATGAACTTCGATGCTTGGAGTACTCCATAATGCTTGCAAGACCTACGATGGTGGGATGGGCTGGTGGCGGGGGAGCCACACCACCGGTCTTTACAACCCCTGTGATTTTAGTCACAGACCTCTTAGATGGCACAATTAGGGTAACGGTTAGCAATAATGCAGGGCAAACAAGTAGACTCCTATATCAAGAATCTGATGGTGATCTGAATGTGTGGGGTACGACACAAGTTGGTAATGGATATAAAGATATAACGGGGTTAGATACTGAACAGGATATGTATTTTGCTGCTCAACCGATAAGTGGAGTATATTTAGGGGCATTGAGCAACATACATGAATTGACTTCTAAGAATTCTAAGATATTAAATCATGACGGAAGAAATCATATGTCAAAGTTTATACAGAACCTGTTGATACGCTCTACTAAGTTTGATTGGTATATCAAGAGAGTTGGTTCTGCAGGAATACCAACCACTCAATTGAACGTGCCATTTATAGGGCAACCAGTTACAGTTCAATATAATGAAAATGTAAGAGTTGCTAATCAAGCAGAAATATTTCAAGCTCGTGGTTCAATACCCATATGTATACAGAGGACTGGTGGATATAATAAGGCTGATATAGGATTTGGTACAGTTAGAATGGGTGATTTTACAGCGTTTTGTTCTATAGAACACCAGATAGAAATCGATGATAGACTTATAGATCCTGTATCAGATATAGAATATAGAGTGGTACATTCGACTCCACACAAAGATGGGTTATACAGACATTTGGAGCTCAAATGGCTGAGATAACAATGAACATGGGTAACAAACCATTAATATCTATAGAAACTAAGGGTGAAAAGAAAATGGATAAAATGATGAAATATATAAGTGAAGATTTTGTTGGTAATAAGAATCAAAAGTTAGTCAGAAAGATTTCATCTAAGTTAAAGACAAGAATGCAATTGGCTTTCTTGGGTTCAAATGTTAGAACAGAAGTATCTAATGCTGATTTCAGAATATCAGTCACTAATATCTCACAATTAAATGAAGTGTTAAGTAAAAAGGCGGTTGTTGATGTTGGTAAGCAAATAGAAATGTTATATCAGGACGAATTTGCATTAGCGAAGGAAGTAAAGTAAATGAAAATCAACTATACTGCTATAAGGAATTCGATATATACTACGTTGAAAACAAATACTAAACTTGATCCGTTAGACTTGACAAATAGATATATAGTTCAGATGATAAAACAGCGTTGGATACCTAGTGCTGGATTACCCGCTGTTCAGATATATTTAGAAAATAAACCCGATGAACCTCATAGAGCGATAGGTTACTCACCATTTCCCAATTTGATATATACAGTGAAGACGGTGATAGGGTTGCCAGTTAATCTTAATAATAGTGTTGAAGAAACTCCGCCAGCTTTACTAACAGCAATAGGAGTACCTAGTATACAAACTCCAGAACAATGTGATGATGCGTTAGCGGAGATAACAGATACGATAGAAGAAGTAATAAGGGGTGATAACGGTGCATTAGCTCCTAACAGATATCTTAATAATGGGCAAATAAAAGTATGTCTCCCGATTTCTACAGACTTCAATTTTGTAAAATCTGAGGCTAATTTTTATGTGTTTAGTGAAGTCCATTTGCAAGTACAAATGCGTTTGATATAAGGAGTTATGACATGAGAGTAAAGTACATCGGGAATCATAAAGAGGTTAGTAATATTCATGGTGTTTTTAAGAAAGATGAAGAAAAAGAAGTAAAAGATGAAATTGGAAATATCTTAATAAGATGTAAAAAGGAATTTGTAATGGTTGGGGAAAAACTGACCCCCAATAAGGAGAAGTAAAATGCCATATATTTTGGGAATCGATGAATATTTTCATTTCATGGGGGCGACCGCTGGGATAGTCGCTGGTGGTTCAATGACAGAGGAGTCAGAACCAAGGGAAATTAGAA